TGTGCTAATGCTTTACGTTTTAATGCTGCGGTAATTCCATTTATTACTTCTTGAAGTTTAGAACCATCAGTTATGTCTAGCTTTTGTAGGTCTAAATTGCCTTTGTATGTGTTTTGTAGCTGATTTAAAGCACTTTCTCTGTCCTTAGTAGATAATGTGTTGTTTTGAACGATACCGCTTAAAATAACCAATTTATCCGCTTCTGCTTGTGCTGACCCTGTTGCTTTTGCTAAAGTATCGCTCATTTTTCTTTGAGCCAAATCTGCTTCAGAAACTTGTCCAATGTAATTTGATATTGTAGGACCAAATGCAACAATAAGTGAAGTCAAAGCACCAACTGCCAAACCAACCCCAGCAGGACCAGCTAAACTTAATGCCATTGCTTTCAAAGCACCTGCCGTACTACCTGTTGTAGTCTTTAATCGTTCAAATGATTCCAACATCGGATTGATGTTGTTTGAAATACCTATAAATCCATAAGGAGCATCCTGAGCAATCCTTGATAAGTTATTTAATGCTAATGCAGCTTGATTTCCTGAATTGGGTATGTTACGAAACGCATTGCCTAAATTATTAGTAGCGGTAATCGTTTGTTGTATGTTATTAACGGCTTCTTTATTGTCTGCCGTTATCGTAATTTTGAGAGTTTCTTGTGCCATTTTTTTAATTTACTCCGTACAACATTAATGTCCTTTTAAATTGGTCCTCCGTTAATTTAGGTTCTTCTTCTTCTACTTCATCGGTTGGGAGTGGGAAAAATGCTCTTATACTTTTTGGTGCAGTATCAGTTGTATTTGACCTGTAAATCATATAAGCTAAAGTTCTAGTCCTTTCCCATTCCTTTATCTCTTTGTTCTCGAAAGCCATTCTATATAATAAAAATTCTCGCCAAGATAGTTGCCAAAACTCTTTAATTGTCAAGCCAACCTCTAGTGCGAGAATAATTATTGAATCCCAGCTATAAAATCCTATTTTTTTTTTGCTTCCTTCTTGTTATCTTTTAAATCAGGTGTCATTGAATCTTGCATATACTTCATAAATTCAATTAACTGCCCTTCTTTAGCGGATAACCCACCAACTTCATCAATCCATTCGCAAACCTTATACTCATCAAAGTCAATCGGTTTTTGAAGGCTTTTATAACCACTTTCAGCAGAAGAAGTTATGATATTAACTATTGTATTTAAATCATAATTTCCACTAGATAAAACGTTTATTAGTTCCATTAAAGATTTATTCTCTAATTCACAAAAACGCTTCATTGCCCAAGTACCCCATTTTAAAGGGATGGTGTTGTTGTTGTTCAGTCTTAATTCAAACATATTTTGGTTGTTGTTTATGCGGTTACTGTTTGTGTCAATGGTGGAACTACTGCGGTAAATGTAGCAGTAAATTTAACATCATCTTTATCATCAGCTTTCACACTAAAATCACTAATAAAAACAAGACCTGAATAAACTACATCTCCTGTTGTTGGAGTTGCTTTACCCATCTTCATATTAAATTGTGTTTTTGCTGCGTGTGCTGAATACAATGCTTTGTAAGAATCCTTACTAGCTACTCCTGTTTCATCAATTGCAAATCCTTCGCCTTCAAATGATTGTTTGAATACAGGACTTGGAACATAAGAGTTACCACATTTTGAAGTTGCATCAATTGTGTCATTGGTTGACTTGAATGCGTTAGTTGTAAGACAAGCAACAGGTTTGAACGTTGTGTCGCCATCTATATCAGCAAGAAGGATATAATCACGACCGCTTACTTTAGTTTCTGCCATTTTATTTAATTTTGAGTTATTATTATATTATAAGTTATTAATGTTCTAAAAACGTTGTCCAAAGGGTTTAAGCCATCTAAGTTTCTAATACTTGCAACCACCACACTTGAAGCATAAAACCCATTGCTTAAGGTTATTGTAGTTTGCGAATTAATAGCATTTAAAACTAAATCACTTATTGTTTCGGCACGTTTATAGCCAAAGTTAGCATTTTTTGTAACAATGTCAACTACAATTGAAACTCCATTAGTATAACCTGCTTTCCCCTTCTCTTGTGTTGATGTTCTGCCATCCATAATTATATACTCATTAGGAGTATTATCAGGAGCAATGCCATCAAATACAGGCAAGGTTGTAGCACTTACCAAATGGGTATAAAACCATTTCTTTATTTCTATATTAGGGTTAAGCATCTATTAATTTATTTAATCGGTCAATCAGTTTTGGCACTTCATTTTCGTAAGCTGGTATTAAAAAAGGTCTTGCCCTTAAATTTACTTTCTTTATTCCTTTGCCTTTAAATTGCATTGCAAATGCTTCAAATCCAGCAGGAACTTTAACCAATCCTCCTGTGCCAAATTCAACATAAGGAGCATATTTAGTTTTTGCCTCAACTGAATAAGTCATACTACCTTGACCATCAGGTGTTACTATAATTGAGTTTCTTAAAAATCCATAATCAACCACTACATTTCTTTTAGCATTTTTATTAATAGTTAATGCAGATGAGTTTATTTCATTAGATAAATCAACTTTAAGATTTTCATCTAGTTTATTCAATTTATCTTGAATCCCTTTCAGTCCGCTTAAATTAACTACAAATGCTGACATTATCCGTTCATTATTATTTCTAAAAATCTATGTTGGTTATCCACATCATTGATAGATTGAATAGTATAGGTTTTGCCTTCTACTTCAATCTTATAATCATCGGTTATCGTAACCCCATAACGCAAGTAAACTTTGGCATCTTGATAAAAGGTTAATTCGCTTTCTAATAATGTTCTTGTGCTTTTGGCAGGTCTAAAATCCCCCCATATAGTTTCTTGTAAGGCAAATGTAGTCGTAAAGCCACCTTGACCATCGCTAGTCCTTGTTGGCACATACAAATTCACTCTACGTGTCATCGTAGAAGAATTAACATCATTTCCTTTTTTATCGCCTATTCTCATATTATAATATTGGACTTACTCTTGTATATCTTTGACACGCTCTCCAAGCCTTTTGACATACCCCTGTTTGGTCGTATCTTTCTATATCTGCTCCTCTATTCTCATAATCAAAGTCTATTTGGTCTAAAATAGCCACTTTAAGGTCTTTTGGTACACTTACCATACTACTACGATAAGTTGCCTTTAATTGATTCCAAAGGGGAAAACTTAAGTTTGGATATTCGCCACCAACTAAAAAGTAATTTGCTGCAACAATCTCTAAACCTGTTGATATATTATACAATTTAAAAGTAGCTTGGTCCATTGGTCCGAAAGGCATATTAAAATTACCTGCTGGGTTATTAAACCATACTGATATTGTCTTTGGTGTTATACATAAACCTGTTGCTTTTTCAACTGATTCTCTTGCTTGAGTAATTAAATCCGTAATTAAAGCATCATCTGCTGAAGTTGTTACACGACAATAGTTTTTAGCTTCTGCAAGTGTTACAGGTTCGGTAATCGTGCCGTAATCGGCTAAAGTATAATCTATGATGTAATTATAGAACGACATATCTTCTTTTTTACAAATTTACATTAATTATAATAAAAAACCCCCACCGATTAAGTGAGGGTAATTTATTTCTATTTTAAACTAAGAATTAAGCATTCAAAGAAGCATAGATAGCAGAATTAGGTAACATTAAGTTGATTGCTTCGTAGCACTCAATTCTCGCAGTAACCAAGTTCTTTTGGAAGTTATCAGAATCTTCATAAGAGAATTCGATAGCGATTCCTTCAACTTCTACTCTTTCGATGTAGTCAGCATCAATAACTAATGCTTTATCGTTAGTAACCCAAGTAGCAGAAATAACAGGTACACCCCAAATAGTGATGTCTCCACCAGTTCCGATTTGAACACTACCTGAACCTACATAGTAACCTGCATTGATTGTATCAATCAAGATTTTAGCTTGTTGAGCAGGAGATACTAAAATGTAAGAAGGGTTAAAGTTCGCAGCTTTTTGGTTAGCGATTAATTCAACTAATTGCTTTAAATCAACTGTTTGTGTCATTGTAGTAACACCTGTTGCAGCAGCACTTACAGTACCGAAGAAACTAGCGTTCTCTGCTTTAAAGAAATCTCTTTGTAACATTCTTGGCAAAGATTGGCTTAAGAATGGTAAAGATTTCATCATTTGCTTAGAGAAACGAGAGAAACCAGCGATGTAAGAGTTAACAATTTTAGTTTCAGTTAAACTATAATCGTTAGCACCTTTTAATGCTCCTTCAGTTTGTGCCGCAATGTTGTTAGTCAAACCTGTGTTCTCTTTGTAGAAAGTGTATAAACCACTTTCAGAACGTACAGTTGGAACTAAATCACGGAAGTTCACTAATTGAGCAGGTTGCAATGCTGGGCGTAAAGCGTAAGTAGTAACTGGGTTACCTGTTACGTTACCTGAAATAGTCATTGTTTTTGCTTCAGGCATTTCTAAACGGAATTTACCACCTTTCTTTAAAGTGTTTTCCATTTCTTCTAAACGACCTTCCATTTTTTCTTGTACTAACTCATCAAAGAATTTTACTTCTTTTGATGCAGCTGTTTTCTTTTGTGCGAATGCAGCATCTATTTGCTTTTGCATTTCGTCTTTTACTACTGATACAGTAGATTTTACATCTTCGATTTGACCAGCAAAACCTTTAACGTTTTCTGCCATTTCTTTGATTAAGTCTAAATTTTCCATTTTTACTTTTTAAATAATTGATTAAATTCTTGTATTGCCTTCATCACCTCATTATCTACTGATTGTTTCGGCTCGATTGCTTTTTGTGCGGATTGAGTGAAGTCCAATGCCAATAAGTCGGCTTGAATATTTTTAATTTGAATTTCCATTAAAGCAAATGTGTCATCGGTAAATTTACCGCCTCTAAATGCTTTTAATAGTCTTTCAAGTCTATTGTTTAAATCTTCCTTTGTTTGTGATTTAACTGAAATAGTTGGTGTTTCAGGATTTGCACCCCATAATACTGCACTACCTTCATAAAGTTTAACTTCTTTAATCACACGAACATCTTTCTTTTCGCTTTGAAAATCTGATTTGATTGTGCTAAATCCTATTGAATGTTGGTTAACTAAACCAGCTTCATAAAGTTTTAACATATCAGTTCCTTTCTCGGTTTCTACTATTGGAGTAACCGCAACAAGCATATCGCCTTCAACGTATAATTCTTCAGGCTTACCGATAACGTTTGCCATATCAGCTTTATGGTCCACTAAAGACCATACTAAATTTTTACCTGCTGGACCTCTTTCCATTAATGTTTTAGTAAATGCTTCAGGAACGATAATATCGTTATCTAAATCAATGTTGTTCATTCTCGACCATACGGCTTTTACTCGCCTAGTCGCAGTATCAACATCCATTATTCCGTTAGCTATATCTTTACTTTGAAATTGCTTCATATAAACAAAGTTATTATTTTTTTTTAATCTTGTAATGATTGTTGAATAAGCATTCCTATTTGTTGCCCTATTACGTTTGAAATTATATTCCAAATCATTGCAGTCCTTCCTGTTGGTGGCTTATCGTTATACGTTAAAAGTTTACCATCTTTACCTCTTTGTGCTTCGTAACCCATTGTACAACGACAATTGCAAACGTTTGCTGCACTTGCTTTAGAATCGCAAGGATGGTCCATATACTCAAATCCCAAACCTGTCTCATCATTTGGAACGTGAAATTTAGCATCCATTGGAATCTTTACACCATCCATAACTAAATGGTCGGTGTGATTTCTAGGTTCTCGCCTTGTTCTTGCATCCCTTGTGGCAATCCATTCTTTTAACGTAACCAATCCTGTGGATATTGCACCTACTTGTGAACCTATGTTTGCTGCCCTTCCTGTTTCGGTTCTTGCAATAAGTTCAGCACGATAATCAGTTATTCCACTTGTCCTTAACAATGCGATAGTTTCGCTTAATGTTAGGTTTTGTTGTGCTGCTTGAATTAAGAATCTTCTAATTTGTTCTTTAGTCGTGTTGGTAATATCTGAAGCCAACTTGTCTAACCCATCCTTTTCCAATACTTGTAAAATAGTGTAAGAATACAAATCGGTCTCTGCTGATTTGGTCTCAAATACCCCTAAATGCGATTTTAAGCCCTTTTTGACATCTTTATTGCTAATGATAGCCATTTTGTTGCCTAAAGCCAAATGAAGGGTTTTAATGGTCTTTTTAAGCGATTTATCGCTAATGGCATTTAAATCTTGGGTACGGCAATAGGTATCGACCTGTTTTTGTAGTTCTGCCTTGAACTTGGGCGAATATTGTTTTAAGGCATTGTTGTAAAGTGTCCGATATTGTTGCCAAATCACTATTTAAGTGTTAAAAGGTACAAAGTTTCTGCGATTAATTCAGAGATACCATCAATTTGATTTTGAATCCAGCTTTCTTGGAATGTTACTTGTCTTTCGCTTTGAACTTCAGCATATAATGCTTGGAAGTATGCTTGTACTTGTTCAACGCTTTGATAGTCCACAGGATTTACTAATTCATATCCCATTGGTCTTCCATAAATACCGCTAACTGATTCAATCAAACCATCCAATAAACCTACAATTTTATTATAGTAATTATCCATTGCATTATGGCAAGAGAAAGAAGTTGTCTGATGGTGAAATACAATTGATTGTTCGTTAGATTGCTTTAAGCAATAAACCAAGTCAACAAAGTTATCCATTGGAGTATCTTCCATTGGTTCGTTTTCAACA